TATATGTTCTCCCGTTTGCGCCGTCCTGCTTCGGGTCCGCTTTCCAAGGTTCCGCTCAGAATGAGGTCGGCATCTAACCCAGCCCCTAATTGGGTTAGGCAACGATTTATTGTTGAGGGTAAAAATGAGCAGAGATTTTTTGTTCCATCATTTTTAACTGACAACCCGGGTATTGACGCTGAGTCGTATCGTCAGGCGCTTTCCGTCCTTGACCCTGTTGAGAGGCGACGCCTTGAGATGGGTGACTGGTGGGCAACCACTCTTGGAACATTGTTTGACAGAACCGACTTCCCGATCATTGACGGCTCAGATGTCCCTGAAATCACCTCCCATGCCCGTGCTGTCAGGTATTGGGACTTGGCGGCGACCGAACCCCATTCGGGCAATACTGACCCCGACTGGACGGTTGGAACCCTTATGTTATTTGACCAAGGAATCTCCTACATTATGGATGTCCGTAAAGTTAGGGCTAAATCAGACAAGGTGGAAACACTGATTTCGCAGACCGCTCAGGAAGACGGGAAAACGGTAGCCATACGGATGGAACAGGAACCCGGTTCTTCAGGCAAGGCGCTAATTGACCAATATGCACGATATGTGGTTCCGGGTTGGGATTTGCAAGGAATCCGCTCATCAGGCGATAAGGAGACAAGGGCAAGACCTTTCGCCGCCGCTGTTGCTAACGGCAATGTTCGGCTCGTGAGGGGCAAATGGATAACAGACTGGTTGGACGAAATATCTTCGTTCCCAGAGGCTTGCACCCATGATGACCAAGTGGACTCGGCTGTTGGTGCTTTCACTTTTTTAACTGGTTTGGGGTTGCCTCAACGCAAGAGAGCCAGTATCATTGTGTGAAATAAACCTATACCACTATTTCCCGAGAGGGGACAAAATGAAAAAGGCTTTTAAAACGCCAACCAAAACGCAGTTGCGAACTGCAACAAACCAAAGCAGAGAATTGCTCTCTGAATGGATCCGTGAAACTAGAACTAAACAGAACCTGAGCCAAGAAGGACTAGCAGAAATTGCTGGCGTTGATCGCAAAACAATCAACCGAATTGAGAACGGTCACTTCTCCCCAAGCATTGAAACCTTAGTTCGCATTTCCTTGTCGCTTGACTCAAAAATCCCTTCCCTCGTATGAGCGAAAATTCATGGAATAAGTCAGAGCGTCTAGTTGCGCTCACAGAATTCCGTAAGTCACTGATTGCTATAAGCGATATGGCTTTGGAAAACCTAGAACAAGATGACGAACAACTTTGGTGTGACACATTGGTTTTGTTGCACGCAATCAAAGGTGACATTTCTTCAATATTTACGCAGTATTCTAACCTTTTCTCTGACAAGATTGATGCTTCAGAACACTCCGCATCCAACGGTCAGGTCATTGAAAAGAAGTCAGCGTTTGACCGCAAGGGTTGGAAACATGAAGATATTGCATCAGAAGTTCTGCGCAGGCTAGGAGATCTTTCCGTTGACATGGACACTGGTGAAGTGATCATGACCTCAGAAGAAATAGCATTGAAACTCTTGGAATATGTACAGCCATCGTATTGGAGAGTGAAAGAACTATCCAAACTCGGCATTAACGCAGATCAATACTGCGAAGTCGGAGAATTAAAAACAAGCATCATTGTGCGGAAGGAAAAATAACATGAGCGAGATCTACCAACAGTTAGCAGAATCTTTCCCACCAGAGATGGTGCGTAGATTGAATAAAGGTGGAGCGAACCTGATCTACATTCCGATCAGCGAAGTCATTACACGAATGAACAAAATCATTGGTGTTGAAAACTGGTCATTCACCGTGAAATCTTGGCAACAACTTGGGACATCTATCGTCGCTCATGTTTCTGTTCAGGCAACGATTGAAGGCAAGACGATCACACGCGAAGGCGTTGGTGGGCAGAAGATCAAGATGTCAAAACAGGGAGATCCCGTTGACATTGGAGATGAGGTCAAGGGTGCTGTTTCTGACGCACTCAAAAAGGCTGTTCAGACATTGGGGATCGGTTTGTATCTTGCTCGTAGCGAAGAGGCTATGGAGATTGAGCAGGCTATTGACGCAAGTATCTCAGCCCCACCTCCACCTGTGGTTTCGCCAAAGTACGCACAATTCAAATCACTGCTTGAAGCAAGCGAAGAGAATAAAGCGAAGATTAAAACATTTTGGGCAAACTACGGTGGCGGTCGCCCTGTTCCTAAGCCTTCAGAATTCACGGAAGAGGAACTTGATACTTTGATTACCGAGTTGGTCTCCTACAGTTTTGCAGGTTCAACACTCGTGGAAGCACCTGCAAAGAAAAAGTCAAGTACCCCCGAGATGCCAGCACGCAGAGATATTGACTGATGTGCTTAACGCCCCAGAGTATCTATCACCAAGTTCAATAGGAACTTTCCATCAGTGTCCTCTAAAGTATAAATTCTCACGCATTGACGGGATTAAAGAACCCCCAACAGAGCACACAATATTGGGGAACTATGTCCACTCAATTTTAGAGGAGTTTTATCGTCTTGATGCAGATCAAAGAACATTGCTTAATGCAAGAAATCTATTTCGCTCAATATGGGAAGATTACTCTGAAGATGTAATAAGTATTTATCGCAATGACGCTACGAAAATTGCTGAATTCAGGCTTCGTGCACGCTATTGCATAGAGAACCTGATGAAGATGGAATCCCCTGAACTAATAGAGTTTGATGGTATTGAAACGGAACTTAATCATGCTGTAAAAGGCGTGAAGATTAAGGGTTTTATTGACCGTTGGGCTATTGGCGATGGAAAGATAAACATAGGTGATTACAAGACAGGCAAAGTCCCACAGCCAAGATACAGGGACGACAAGTTTGACCAATTATTAATTTATGCGATCATTTTATCTGAAATTGAAGATAAGGAGATTGGGACATTGGAGTTGCTGTACATCAAGGACAGCGTTAGGCTTACCAAAGAACCAACAAAAGAAGATGTTAATAGAATTACGGAAATGTTAGTTGAAACAAGAAATGCCATAGATGCAAGATGCGAATCTGAAGTTTTTGAAACCAAGGTTGGTGTGTTGTGTGGGTGGTGCCACTTTAAACCTATATGTCCTGCATGGAGCAAAAAAAATAAATGAACGATGAAGCATTCGCCCGACTGGTCGCCGAAGATGTAAAGAACAAATCTTCCGACGCACAGAAAAAGTATCTAGCCCTTCCTGAAAATATCAAACGATGGAAAAGGGCTTTGGAGTATTTGGCATCAAATCTTGATGATCAGATCACCCAAATCAACAAATACGAAGAAAGCAAACTCAAAGAATACGAGGAACTGGGTGATGAAGGAACGGCGATAATTGCCGAAACATCAGCAAACTTTGGTGCTCGTAAATCCAAGATTGAGAGGTTTAATTTTTTCGTTAGAGCAAAACTTGATGAAGTTAGTCGGATGGATGCACTTTCTTCTGAAGGGGATACTTCCCAAAACGCTGAAGATTTTTATCGTAGAGCGATACGGAAATGGTGGTCACTGATGGAGGAGTTTGAAATGGAGCCAACAAAAATTGATGAGGCTCTTTACGCATCCTTGGACGGTCGTTGGGATTTTGAAGGGCTAACTGAAGATAACGCATTTGGCGACTTTGAAGATTAAACAGCAACAGTGACACGGCAACGACTATTTCTTGATACTTCCTGCGTTGACGCGGCGAGGGAAAGATTACGTCATGTTTACGATACTTTTGACACGGTTTGCTATCAGTTCTCTGGCGGGAAAGACAGTACTGCCATCATCTATCTCGCTAAAGAAATACATGAAGAGCGCGGGCTTGGTCCGGTAAAGGTTATTTTCCGAGACGAAGAAATGGTTAGCCCAACGGTTATCAGGTTCGTTGAAAAGGTTCGTAACTATGACTGGGTTGATATGGAATGGTATTGCCTTCCATCAGGTCAAGAGGTGTGGGTTCTTGGTAGGCGTGAATATGTTTTGCTGTGGTCTCCGCAACGAAAAGCCGATGGTCGCCTAGTTCGTGAAATGCCCGAGTGGGCTATCAGGGCTGAACATTTTGGTTTGGATCCATCTAAGCCTTGCCCGAATCTTGTTGACTATTACACGATGCAAGGGAAAAAGGGCAGAACCGCTTTTGTTATGGGTGTTCGCGCCAACGAATCAATGGTTAGATACAGGTCATGTGTGCAGAAACTTCACGAAAATTATATTGTTTCACCGTTTCTCCTACAGAAATCTATTCCTTTGAAGTTTGCCAAAGTCATTTATGACTGGACAACTGAAGATGTAATGAAATTTATTATTGAGGAACATAAAGCGGAATATTGTGAGTACTACGATTTGGCTGAATTGACTGGCAGTAATAGCCGTGTTGGTATTCCTTTGCACTCTGTGGCGATTAGAAGGATTGGCGATGTAGTCGCTACTGAGCCAGAGTTCTACGATCAATTGGTTCGCTGTTTCCCGCAAATTGATGCACAGCGTCGGTATTGGGCTGATTTTGATATTGAGAATCTGATACTTAGTTATTCTTCGTTGGGTTGGGATGGTGTTTCTGATTGCATTGACGATCATATGCTGACTCCCGGTATGCGCTTGGATGCATTGAAGTTCGCTTCGGCTTTCCGCAAAAAGAGGGCTGTTGATCCTCACGGATTCCCGCTTGAGTACCTTATTAGGACTTTGCTTCTCAACGAATTCCATCAGTCAACCCCCACACCTGTCGGACCGAAAACTAGGGCTCATACCATGCGGTTGAAGGCTATTGAGGCTGGCGAGGATTACTAGGAATGACTTTTGATTATGTGAGTTCGTTCTATGAGGGCGGGAAGTGGGCGAAACAAGTAGCCACACGCCTCAACAATGAAGGTGTTCGTTGTGAAGCGACAAAAGTAATGATCGCCAAAAACAATGAAGAGCGCGACCATATGACCAAATTTGAGAAAGACATCATTTTTGATTGGTCTGATAAATGCATAGAGGTGAAGTCTTCAACTAGGGATTTCACTGATGATGTCAGCACCTATCCGTTTGGTTCTTTATTTGTGGATACTGTTTCAGGGTTTGATGCAAAAGTTGATAAACCAGTTGCCTATGTTTTGATTTCTCAAATCTCTGGCGGGATTGTATGTATCTCGCCGAAGACCTACGACAAGTGGGTGAAGGTTAATACTTTTGATAGGAAGAGGGAAATAATGGAATGGTTTTATAGTGCGCCAAAAGATGTTCTAATTCCTTTAAGTGTTCTCGTTGATTTCCTGAAGAAAAAACAAGAAGGCGGTTGGTGGGAATGAAAATCACAAATGTGCAGAACAAGATTCTTACGATTCCCAAATGGGGCTCTACGAGTATTCTTAGACCAGAAAAAATGTTGCTTAAACTTTCCATGCTTGAACATGGTTGGATGCAACCGTTGGTCGTCCGTCTGTCAGACAACATGATAATTGATGGCTATCAGCGGTATCTTATTTCCTTAGAGGACGAAAAGTTCGTAAAGAAACATGGGAGCATGATCCCTGTCATCTTTCATGATATTGATGAGATTGAAGCAATGGTCTTGCATATTCGCCTAAACAGGGCTCGCGGCTCAGTTAACTCTTATGGTTTAAGTAAATTGGTTAAACGGATAGTCGCTTCTAAAAGGTATGACGAAAAAGATTTATCTAATCTATTTTTGATGCATGACGATGAAATTGATCTACTCATGTCGGATGGTTTGTTGAAGAAGAAAAATTGGAGCAAATACGAATATTCTCGTGCTTGGGTTCCAATTGAGGTAGCAAAACCAGTTGCCGAAGGATCAGTAGTCATTGAGCGACCACCAAACGCAGATCGCTAGATATTGCCCCTTGTAGATATGTGGTAAAATCCGAGTAGCCCTTTTTAGGAGATACTCATGCCACGACCAAGAATGACGGAAGACGTTGAATTCCGTACAGATGTAGACACTGCTGGTGATGTCGTTCGTCGTGCGCGTTTTGTTAGGCGTCGCCGACGCCAAGGCGGTCGTAATGTGCCCGGGAATGCTCGCTATTATCGCCGTCGTCAAGCACAACTAAATGCCGCTCGCCGTCAACGGCGTGGTGCAGTGGCGGGTGCAGGTAATGCTGCCCGCCGTGGTCGCGCCGCTGAGCGTACAGCACGAGGCGCAGGTCAGGCAGGTCGTAATGCAGGCAACCCAAGAGTAGTGACTCCTCGTTCAGCAAATCGTCGTGGTGGAATCAGGGGAGCATTGGCACGGGTAGCAAGATCAGCCGCTGGCGCTCTTGAAAGACGCCGTAATCGTCGTCAACAACGATAATCGGAGGTAGCCGATGGCTTTGGTGACGGTTTCTGATCTAAAGACTTATATGGATATAAGTTTTTCTAATAGGCAAGAAGATGCTGCGCAATTTGTGATTGATGGTTTGCAGAGTGAACTTGAAACATATCTTCGCCGACCGATAGAGGTTGCTTCATTCACTGAGGATTATGTCCTTGAATCAGATCATGTTGGTTTGCCTATGGGGTCAACTATTTTCAATGATTTTTATCAGGCTTCTGATGTTGATCCTGTTGGGCTAATTACTTATGGAACCCCACCACCGACGGTTTATTTTAATAATTCCCCTGTGATTTCTGTGCAGAGGGTAACTCTCACAAATATGTCTGAAAACAATCGTGTTCTTGGCGAAGCCATTAGAAGGTCTGCTTCTGTTACTTCTGTGACTGTGGCTGGAACGACTGTAACTTATACGGCTTCTAACCATGGTTTCACGGTTGGGCAAAATATTACGGTATCTGGTTTGAGCACTTCTGCGTTGAATCTTGTATCAAATATTATTACTTCCGTTGCCACTAACACATTTACGGTTACTCAGAGCGGTCTGACTGCGGGAACATTCAACCAAACTGGCACTGTTGTCGCATCGGGTTTTGATTACACCGTAAGAAAATTCGGTATTGACTTCTATCTTGGTTTCGCAAACGACAAGATAACCGTTACCTATACTGCTGGTCTTACTGGCGGTAATACCCCAATGTTTAAACTTATGATATTGCGAGCCGCTGCTCGTGAAGTCCAAAACATGCATGATGATGTTGTGGGTATCAAAGATTTGGGTGCTCGTGAAGTTGCATTAATGGAAACAGGATTCTTGGAAAAAGAATTGAATGCTGTTAAGCGTTGGCGCAGAAACAGGATCTCTTAACCCATGGCGTCTGATCTGAAAATCAAAATCACAATTGATGCCAGAGCAGCAATCAAGAGAATGAAAGATATGGAACGCCGTTCCATGGATTTTAAGCCAGTTTTCAGGTGGGCTAAAAGAGAACTTGGTTTAATGAATGCTCAGAACTTCACTTCAAACGGTCTTCCTGTTGGCGGGTGGTCGCCATTGGATCCAAAATATGCAGCGTGGAAAGCAGTTAATTTCCCCGGCACACCAACCATGGTGAAAAGTGGAAAACTTTTCAATTCTTTGCGGAACCTTAATGGTGGAGTGAACTCTATTGGTTTGAAGAAAGCGACTTTTGGTACTGATGTTGAATATGCGAAGTTTCATCAGTATGGGACAACGAAGATGCCTAAACGAAAACTTGTGTTTGAGCCTGCTGGTTTTGCTGAGCGTCTTGCTTTGCTTGCGGCGAAGCATGTTGCTGATGGCAAGTTGAGCGTTTGAGTAAGGTGGACTTATGACCGTACCTGTTACTGATTTGATGCATGGCGCACAATGGGCTAAGTACTATGTGAATAGATATTTGACTGCTGATCTTCCAAGCAGGATTAATCGTTACCGTTCTGGCTGGAACTTGGATTCCAACGAGTTGCCTACTCCTGAGTTCTTTTTAACTTATGAGCCGATTGCTTTGGATCACTGGCCGACAATTATCACGGTTTGTATATCTACTTCGCCTTTTGAGAGGATGATGCAGGGCAGTCAGGGTGACCCTCTTTATCGTGTTACTTACAGTATGCGGACTTACGTGTGGGCTAAAACTGAAGGTTCAGAGGCTGTTACATTGTTGCGAGATAGGTTGACAACGGTTCTGCGGTCAGCCCTCATGGATAGACCATGTCTCGCACAGTACGACAGCGACACCGAATCCGACATTTATATTGACGAATCTTCACTCAGGGAAGAGTTTTCTGATCTAACCCTCATAAAAGGTGACCGTGTATTAGCGGGAGCATATTTAGGGTATGATTTAGTACTTAACGAAGTTATTTATCGCGATCAAATTGCGGCAATAACTGGCTACGACATTGAAAACTACAACATGCGCAGTACAACGGAGACTTTTTAATCTATGGAACCAATTTATGACATCCAAGGCAAAGCAGGTCTTCTGCGGGTTTGGAATGCAACTAAAGGTTACCTTGAAGTAACCGAAGAAGGTTACCTGCTTCAGGGAGAAACAAGTGCATGGATTGAGGAAACAGACGCAGTAGTTGACTTGATCAAAGAAGGACTGCTCGTCGTCGTTGGAGGACAAGAAAGCCCAAGCGTTCAAGAGGCTAGCGAAAATCCAAAAAAAAAGAAGTCATCCACCACCAGCCAATCGTCTACAGAGGTAGAAGATCTTCCTGCTGTGGATGAGCCAGAGAATAAAAATGAAGCACAAGAACCAACCAGTCCAAATAATGATGTTTCTGTTGAGACAGTTTAATTAATGTATACTCGTTTTACGGAAATTTCTTCAACTCAAATGGAGGGTGCTAGATGCCCGGCGTAACAATTACAACCGCAGTTCGTACAGGTGCAACCAATCTTGGAACCGCTCCAGCAGCGAGGTTCTTTCTTGTTGGAACATCCGAAAGAGGAGTGAGTTCTGCAGCACGAGAAATCACCTCGTTAGAGGATTTTGAAACCAAGTACGGTGCTCATGTTTCGGGTTCGTACTCTTGGTACTCAATGAAAACTTTCTTTGAAGAGGGTGGAGTTAGCGCATACTTTAGTCGCGTAACAGCCTCTGCTGGTGTTGTCGGAACAAAAGCACTTACCACTTCAACCTCAACTGGTCCTGGCATCACTTTCACTGCGGTTGGTAAAGGTGTTTGGGCAAACAGCCTTGCTTTCACAGCAACAAACAACACAACAACATTTGATTTGCTTGTCACCTACAGCGGAACGACCGTTTTCTCAGGAACTGGTTACACAAACCTGACAGAGTGCATCACCGCAGTAAACGCAGATACAACAGCAAAACTTTACTTCTCAGCCGCGCTAACGGCGTCAGCAGTTGCCTCACAACTGTTGGCAACCGCCGCTGCTACATCGCCATCAAACGGCGCTGACGGAACTGTTGCGAAGAGCGATGCAATCGCCGCTTTGGCTTTCTTTACAGATGACCTAGGATCGGGTGCTGTAGCGGCACCGGGTTTTGCTACTGGTTCAAGTGACTCGGCGCTTTATGATGCACTTCGCACGCATGCCGCAACATACAACCGTATTGCTCTTTGCGGTTTTTCTTCTACTGCAAGTCTCGCAGATTCCCGTTCTGCTTCAACTGGCTACACAGGAACAACCTCACACGAATACATGGCTTTCTATCACCCATGGGTTCAGATCCCTGTTGGTTCAGCAACCGTTGACATTCCAGCAGAGGCTTATGTAGCCGCTGTTCGTTCACGGACACACAACGCTGTCGGTCCATGGAAGGCTTATGCAGGTGTTGCTTCTGAAGCATCATTCGTTACGGGTCTTGCACTTCCAGTTAGCCGTGCAGATGCAGACCTAATGGATGCCTCGTATGTGAACCCAATTCGCCTGATCAATGGTCGTGTCCGTATCTACGGTGCACGCTCACACTCAACAGTTGTTGCACAGTGGCGTTTCATTACCGCACGCGATACGATCAACTACATCGTTACGCAAGCAAACAGCCGTCTTGAGGATCTCGTGTTCTCAACCATTGATGGTCGTAGCACACTTTTCGCAAACATCATCAACTCAATCCAATCAGTTGTTGAACCAATTCGCATCAACGGCGGATTCTATGAAGGCTTTGCAACAGATGGTCGCCGTATTGACTACGGTTACACGATCAAGTGCGATGCTTCCATCAACCCGTTGACTGCTCTTGAAAACGGAACAGTTTCAGCACGACTGGGTGTTCGCGTCTCAAGTATCGGTGACAAGATTGAAGTAGATCTCATCAAGTCAAATCTAACAACTGCTTTGGCATAACGGAGGAATAAATGGCTCGTCCAACACTGTTCAAGAATCTCGCTACACAGCGCCAAATCGTTGGCAAGATCACGCCATCGCAAGGTACTGTTGGTTTGCCGACTTTTCCTGACTATTTCACACAGATCTCTGGTGGCGAAATCACTGCTTCGGTAGAAAAGGTTTACCATGGTGGCGACTTGTTCTCCGAAACCCTTTGTGCTCCAATGGAAATTGGTGACATCACTTTGACTGGCTATGTGTCAACTGATCAGGCTTTTATCTCAAAGATTCAGCAATTGCGCCAAGTTGTTGGTCGCGTCCGCTACGACATTGATGTCCATGTTTTTGACTGCGATATTGCTGTACCGGGCTCTGACCGCCAGTACACGAAGGCTTTGCTTGTAGGTTTGACTGAGCCAGACGGCGATGCAACCTCGGGTACCCCAGCGACATTCACACTGACTTTCAGTGTTGCTACTGTCTCTGTTGGTAACGCACCAGTTGCCTGATACTCCTAATTTAGGGGTTACATTTCTACAGCGTTAGGCGTGTTAGTGTTTCGCCTATGACCAACATTCAATTCAGTTCAGACGACGCTTACTCGGAAAAGTCAACGGTAAGTGCTCGTAGCACAACAGACGACCCAAAGAGCGAAGGCAATGTTTTGGAGAGTTTGAAGAAACTCATCCAAGAGAAAGTTCGCCGTGGAGATGTCCACATCGCAATTCCAGAGCGACCTGGTGTAATGATTCGCGTTTCTCCGAACATCACACAGAACCAACTCAAGTCGTGGCGCAAGAATGCTGGCGAAGAGCGTAAGGGTGGTATGGATACTCTGCGTTTCTCAACGAACCTGATTGCTGCTACAACCACGGGGATTCTTGTTAATGACGAAGTCGTTACTGATGACAATGGTATTGAACTTACTTTTGCTTCACCAGAAATCATGGCTATGACAAATACCAATCGCCCACATCCTGATTGTGTTTTGGCTTTCTTTGGTCTTGAACCGCATGTTGAATCAGCGGCTGTAGCAATCATTGAAGCAGCAGGATATGGAGACAATGTGGATGCATTGGACCCTACGAAGAGGTCTTCCGAGAGTTAACGGACGATTACCGCATAACTTTGGCGGCAAGGCTTGGAGACCTCTTTAAAACTGATCCGATTCAACTTCTTGACAGCAGTACTGATGAATGGATAATACGCTTAGCGTGTGCTAAAGTTATACAACAGGATAGAGAAAAACAGGAAGCAGAAGCGCGACGCCAACAGGGTCGTTAATTTGCTGGAGCGCTCATATCCATAACCTTTAACACGGAGATGGATGTATGCCAGCCGAGCGCGTAGTAATTGATATAGAGGTCAACTCTGACATTGCTACCATTGAGGCTACCCGTGAAG